GAAGAATTCTATGAAAAAGCGGAGCTATTCAAGAAGGGGCAAGTGATTGCCGACAACAACCACAACATACAGGCCGACTGTTACAGTGTGGCCGTAGAGGAGCTACATGATGTTCAAAACATTAGTGATGGTGTGTTTCCTTAACGCACCACCCGCTGCAGCTTGTGTGCAGTTTGAAGACACTACTGGACTAAAAGAAATAGAAGAACAGTGTTACATACGGGCGCTGGAGATGATAGAAGATTTAAAAGGTTTGCCGCATATTATTCGTCCTCCCTACACTATATCTTACAAGTGCGAACTTACAGAAAGCGTAGATGAAAAGAGTATATGATGGCAAAGGCTACACTCTTTTCATTTCACATGTACCTTCGTCAGGACGGAAATATAGAACTGGACAAACAGTCTGTTCGTCCTGATGAGCTACAAAAAGAAATGGACGCTGGAGTGCCCGACTATGACGGCGCACACTCCATAGCGTCCCTTTTAAGGTATGTTAATTCAGTGACTGATGAAGTTATAGAAAAGTCTTCTAACTACGTTTAGCCATAGCCTCTTCTATTTTTTTAGCACGAGCTATCTCGTACTTAGACAGATCACCACTGTTATCTATATCTGCCTTTTCTTTGTTCTTTACCTCTGCAGAGTCCCCTTCAGTTTTGCGGACTACAGAGCCGGTTGCGTATGCCTTAATCATTCTACTGTCCTCCAAATAGACGGTTCATTTGTTCACCGAAAACAGTCGGTGCTGGTCCTTGACTTTGAGGTTGAGGCTTGAAACCGAGGGCTGTTTTCGTAGCACGTCCCGTGTCCGCCGACGCCATAGCGGCCTCTATTTCGTCACGTGACATAAAGAAGTAGTCACTGTCGGTTCTTTCCAGACGTATGCCTTCGCGGATGACCACAGAGGTTACTATAGTGGACAAGGTCTTTACGTCTTGTTCGGATACCAACTTCGGGTCTTCCATAAGAAGAAGCATGATCCGGTTAGCTTCTTTGTTTTCTGCAGCTAGAGTAAAGGCATTCACCTCTGCGTCTTGAAGCAGACGGAATGCAAACTCTGCACCCACGTATGTCGGACTGACCATGCCCCTTGCAATGTTAAATGCGCGGCTGATAAGTTCGTTCGGGCTGATGCTCCGGGTTATACCGTCAGGAGACATGCGTGCCAGAGACGTTCCCTGTGCCATCATAAGCATCTCGCCAAACTCTTTCATGTACGTGATATGATCCTCGTCCATGACAAGACGTAGCGTCCGTATGACATTCGGGTCTTCAAGATCGTTGACAAGATTTATTGGATTGATGAAAGTATTGATGGTTCTCTCAGTGCCGTCAAAGAATCTATAAGTTGCTTGCGCTTCTGTCTTAGCGCGTGCCATCAGACCCTTTGTAATCATAAAGGTAACGCCCTTACTGAAGTTTTGAAGAGCTTCAGTTTCGGTAACATCGAACTCTTTCATGTATCCCTTTACGAACCGCTCACGCATATCCTCAAACAGTCCGGAGTCATAGTCCAGTATATACTTCTCATAAAACTCTTCGGGCTTTGATATTTCTGCCGCCCTTCGAATAACCCGTTGTTGACCTGCCTCTAGTGCAAGAGATTCTTTAGCCTCGTCATACATGCTGCCTGTCTTACGATTAACGAGTTCAATAAATCCTTCGTAGCGTTGACGAGTTACCATGTCCTCTTCTACCAGACGTGCAATGTCGTTCTCTGCAACGATCATATCTTCTAAATCAAACCAACTTCTGAACTCTTCTGTCCCGTCCTCTTTGATAACTTTTACTTGCAGATCGTCTTGTAGCCGTCTGACATTTTCGACTCGATTCCAATTATAGCTCCCACCTACTCCCGGCTCTTGCGCTCCCATAGGGCCGAGTTGAATCTTATCCAGTACATCACTTCTAGTCTGTTGTCCCCATCGGCTTTGGATGCCGTTTCGGAGGAGCATACCGATACCTGTAAAGTTCTCCTCACTGTTTTGTGGTAGTCGCATGTCGTATACGGGGATAGCGTTATCTAGATCACCCTCAAATCCGTCCGCCCAAAAACGATTGAACCCTTCCATCTCCAGCTTAAAGCCGACGAAGTCATTGTTTTCCCCACGGGCAATTGAATTGCTTGCAGTATCTCCGAGTTTGTCATGCCATGTGTGTGGCATGTCTGTTTCTGCGTAACGACGACCATAGGTGACAACTTCCTCATATCTCGGGGTCATCATGGCCTTATTTATTTTGTCGCCATATCCACCTATGGACTGAACAGGATCGAACTTGAGACGTTTGTACTCTCCCCGTGCTTCCTCCATTACGCCTTTCGCACCGGGAATTTCACTGATCTGATTGTCGATAATCAGTGCGAGATCAAGGTAAGGACGTGCATCATCTGCCCCCTGACTTTTAGTTATACGGCCTGCTTCCTGCAGAAGGTGACGACGCATCTCTTCAGATTCAAATGCTCCTGCATCGAACGGGCGGAACTTTACCTCGTCTGCATTTCCGCCTGCTCTTTTAAGAGACTGTCTGTAATAGTGTAGAGCTAACTCGGAATCACTGGCATCTGTACTGCCGATAAAGAGCTTATTGTCTACTACCTCTCCTGCAGCATTTTGTACTTTAGGAGACAAAGAGACTGCCCTAAATTCGTCGTAGTCTTCTCCCAGAGCATTTTTTAGATTTCGTTCTGCTGCCTCATTCAATGCAGCGAGAGCGTACTTGCCACTACGACCACGGAAGAAAGCAGAGTCCGCACTGAAGAATTGACGTAGCGCACCCTCCTGTGTTCCTGCTAGCTTTTTAACAAGGTCTTCCATCACAGGTGCGAGATTTACTTGTTTGTCGCCCAGTGTCTTTTCAGCGTTGACGTAAACCTGACGAGCTAGCGTCATAATTTTTTCGTCACGAAACTCCGCCATTTCTTCGGCAAGTCGTCCCATTTGTATATTGTAGTTAGGAGTGCCCTGCAATTCGTTTACGTGTTTAGCGCGTTCATTCAGTGACTCGCCTAAGATTTTCATGTTGTTGGCAAGGATAGTTCTTTGAGCTTCTACATCCTCTGCCGCGCCCGGAGTCAAACGTATTTCTAGATCAGTTATCTCTTTGAGTTTGGCCTCTGCCTTTGGGTCTCCGGGGTTCTTGAGAACCATGCGCTTGTATTCATCGACTAACTCAAGATACGCACGACGACGTTCGCCTATGCCGCGTTCAATACCATCTGCAGCAGCGTTGAAGCTGTCGATAAATCCTTTCAGATAAGAACTGTCTGAAATGTCTGCGCCACCCGCTGGCATCGGACCAATGCTGTCGGGAGACATCGGTTTTGCTTCTGCCTGCTGTATAAGCTCCTGAAGTTTTGCCATGCCCACACGGGCCTGTTGCAAGTGCTGTTCTGACTGAAGCTGCACGGTTACAGCATCTTGCATTTTCTTGAAACCAAATTTTTTGGTTGATAGAGCTTCCATAGCCTGC